TTTAAGCTTCCAGCGGGGAAGCTTTTGGGTTAGCGTTACTCGCTGAGACTTCCGAAACCGTTTCGATCCAGACCTCGTAAGGCTTGATAGGAGTTCCAGCAGCTTCGCGCTTCATGGCGTGATAGCCAAGAAACAGAAGATCGTTAATCCCAATAGATTCGGCTTGCTGGATAGTCTTTCCAGTTTTGCTTTCCCACTTCGACCACTCTGGAGAAGCCGCCACGAATGTAACGGCCTCTCCTGAGAAGTATTCGACTTCGATGTTTAGTTTCATTTTTGCTCCCGATTCTGTTTTTTAGCTGAATGTCTCTGTAGGTGTTCCCACTACTGTAAAGCTCATGGTAACAGTCTGAGCGTCTGGCGATGATCCGCCCACGCTTGGAAAGATTGGTAGAACGTTGAACGCGAAGACTGCTCCTGTTACAGCTGTTAGCGATACCGCTAGAGTCGAGTTAGGAGCTGATTCCGCAGCTGTCCAGAGAGCTTCGCAGAGTGAACCGCTTGCGCCCCAGTCTGCGAGCATTTCGACGTCGAAAGTCCACTGCTTATCGATCGACTTGTAAGCCTTCGCTGCGAGTGTGTCGTAAGTTTCGATCGTTACGTCTGCGCTGAGTGTTGCGCTTGTTGCTTGTTCATTGTATGAAGTGGTCGCGATCGTAAACGATAGATCGCGCCCAGTGATTACGGTCGTGGCCATGTTTGTCTCCTAGTTTGTCTGTGTGTAATAAGTCGAAAGCTGAATCTCGCAAGCGAGAATCTCTGACGCGCCTATGTTTAACGGAATCGGATTCGATACGTCTCCGACTTCGTACCCTGACGGAATAGCCGCCAGAATGCTAATTACAAGCTGCTCGATGTTGTCGAGCGCGCTCTGATTATCGTAAATCGCTACGCCTACAGTCATAACTAAATTAACCTTTAGCTTTACGTTGCTCTTGCCTAGAAGAGTCGGCTGTAAGTAAGGCGTATTAGGGACGATCGCGGCGAACGGAACGATCGGCGATTCTGGGACTGAGTCGTAAGTGTTAGCCGCTACTCCTGCGATGGCTGTCTTTAGTGGAGTGCGAACGCTTGAAAGAATTGTGCTGGCTGGCATTATCCGACCATCGTGTCGACGTCGATGTAATTGCCCAAGAGGCCCACGACGCGATTTAACAAGCTTCGCCCCATGCGATAGGGACTCGAAGCAAAGTCGAGACCTTCGATCTGACCGCCCGCAGCTGTTCTAGATTGAAAGACTTCGATGGATACCGCGTAGATCGCGGACTCGATAGAAGCGTTACCGACGTAAGAAGTCGGACTATTCGGCGTAGCTGTTCCCGCTGGAATAACTCGTTCTGGAGTGTGGTCTGCGATGTCATGGGCTACGGTAAATCTAAACTCGTCGATGACTGTTAAGACTGTTTTATTTTGTAGGGAGTGAACTCCTACGCCTTCGATGTCTACTACTTGTCCCACGTAGAAATTATGTCGAGTCTGTGTAGTAATGGTCTCGATGTCGTTAACGCATTTATGCTCCACGACAGAAGACTGCCACTGTGTTAGAAGTGGGAGAATCGACTGCTCGGCTGTGTCGATGATCTCGTCTAAATAAGCGTCGCTGTAGAGGGAAGAGCTAACGCCTAGGACGGATCGCAGCTGTGACGCTGTAATAATTGCTGGCATTAGCTCTTCCTTTCTACTGCTCGACTAGCTCGGGAGCGAACTAGCCGATGATTGGTGGCGGATTAAGCCTTGTTGTTCTTGAATGCGCCCGCTGCGATCTTGGTCGCTAGTGCGCCGTAACCGTAGTAGCCGACAGTAATCTGGCCAGAAGCGATTACGTCCGCGCGTAGGCGGAAAGTAGGTCCTTCGTACCATGTGTAAGCGTCTGGGTTAACCATGAGAAGAGTTCCATCTGCGTCTCCAGAGTTTAGAGATGGGTCTACGTATAGATCCAAGCCCATAACAGTTCCACGTAGAGAATCTGGACGAACTGAGCCGTTCGCGTTCTGTGGGTTAGTTACAGCTGCATAGATTGGACGTCCGCTGTCGTTTAGTGTCATTAGGTTTCCCCATTGACCAGTTCCGACGATCATGTTCTTAGCGAAGCCGTTAGGTAGGCCAGCTGTAGCTCCGTAGATAGAAGCAGCTCCGCGAGCTACGACTCCGAGAAGTTCGGCAGCTGTTGGATAAGTTGTTGTAGTTGTTCCGTCTGCTGTTGCAGCTGATACGAGAGCAGCTGACACGTAAGCGTTCTCCGCCTTCGCCTTAGCTGCTGCCATGTTACGGATTAGCTCCTCGAAGAATGCTGGAGATGTACGATCTAGAAGCTCTACTGAGAAAGTCTGCTGTCCCGCGAACTTCTTAACGTCTACAGTGATGAAAGCTGAGTTCTGATCTGTCTCTGATGGAGTTCCGTCTTCTGCTGTTACTGCAACAGTAGGAGCGACAGTGATCTTAGGAATCTCGAAAGACATTCCCGCGTCTGGAAGAGTTCCGCGAGAGATCGCGTCGATCGATGGACGGATAAGTGTTGAAAGTCCGTTTACTACTTCTGCCATCTGGCGGGTAGGTACTAGACCTGCGTTATCTGTTGTGTTATCCGCTGCGAGAACGTACTGGCGAGCTTGATCGTCGCCCATCGCTGCGCGAATTGTGTTTTCCACGTACTTAGCAGCTGAGAACTCTAAGCGTGGCTTGGTGAATGATCCGCCTACGATTGGCTTCGCTGCGGCTGTTGTTGACTGAGCAGCTTCGACCGTCTCGACGGTTTCCGCGTTTGTGACGGTGTTGTCCACTTCGTCTCCTTCTGTTGTTGTTGGTGTTACTTCCTCTTCCACTGTGGAATCGGAAATCTCTTCGGCGACTTCTTCGCCTTCTGTTGCAGCTACTTCGCTAACGCGAGCCGAGCGAACCGCTGGCTCTGTAACTAATGCGACGCCAGTTAATTCTCCAGCGAGAACGCGCATAGTGCCGTCTTTCTGCATGATGTAATCGTCTACAGCTAACTCGATAGAGAAGCCATCGCGAAGTCCGTCCATCGCTTCGGTAAGCGCGTCCGTTCCCGCTGTCGTGTTCGTGATCTTAAAAGTCGCGTTTATTGAGTTGGTAGATTCGTCTAGTTCCATCTCTAAACTTTTTCCGATCGGTCTAGTTCTGTCATGCTCTAGGTTAAGTTTTACAGGAGCTGGAGAGATTGAACCTTTAGCGAATACGACTTTTCCAGTCGAAGCGTTTGCCGCTTCCTCGAATGCGACGATACGCCCGCTAATTGTGCGAGAGTTAGAATCTGCCGCTGTGATGTTCATCGGTGTAGTTATTTTCATAGAAGTAGATCCTCTTCTTCGCGGATTTCATCGACGCTCATCGCGCCAATTCTGTTTAGGATTTCGTAGACTTGCGCGCGCTCCATTGGATTACCGCGTAAGAAGTCGTCAAGATCGAACTTAACGTCCTGGCCTAGCGGCGTAAAATCTGATAAAGATAAACGCTGTTCGATCGCTGTCATTAGTGGACGAAGTGAGTAATCGATAAGAGAACGTCTTTCGCTGACTGCGTTCGAGTAAGTGAAACTATTTGGCTCTGCACTTGCGAAATAAGCGGGAAGCCCGGCGGCTCTGCATAGTTCTAAAGCTAAGTACCCGCGAGCTTCGTTAAGTTGAAGATTCTTAGGATCATAACCGACAGTCTCGATCGATACGTCGCCGTTTAAGAATGTAACAGCTTTAGAAGTACGATTCTTAAACGCTGCTACTAATGCAGCTACGCGATCTTTTGGAAGTGCTACGCCAGAGTTCTTTAAGATTGTTTGAGGATTAGGATTTATCGCGAAGTCGTAAGCTGTTTTCTCTAATGCGCTAGCGGCGCGAATTGTGCGGCCAGCGCGATTTAAGATTCCTTCATCGAGTCCAGTGAAGACGACCAATTCGCTCGGATCGATTGGATAACCGTCTACTGTGTAACCGTCGATCTCTGTTCCGTTAGCGTTAGTCGTAACAGTTACGCGAAGAGGATCGATTCTTTCCATCGCTTGAATGCGACCAGTGTCGGCATAGCGAGCCATTACGCGCGCATAACCGTAACCAGTGAAGAGTAAATCTTCGGCAAGCCATGACCAGAACGCCGATCCTGCGATTCGTGGATCTGGCTGATTAATGACGCGGGGCTGTTGCACCTTCTCGCCTGTTGCGATGTTGCGAGTGTGCATCTCGAAAGATCCGATAGTCGTGCAGATTATGTTGCGCGCGCGAGCTAATGCTGGAACGCCCATCGCTTCGGTACGTGTAGCAGTCTGATTTCCATTCCAGTAATAACCGCCTAAAGAGTTAAGAGTATTTACTGGGTACAGTGACTCGGCAGCGTCTACGCTAATAGAAGCAGCTGGAGACGCAGCGTTAACCTTCGGAACGAATAGATCGAGTAAACCCATGCCGCAATTCTAGAGACGCCGTTACACCTAGCCCACCATGATGTCAAGATCCATCGGTGGGCGTGTCGCGTAATGAGTGACTAACGCAGTTGCAACCGTCGCGCAGACAGTCGACTGCGAAGCTCTCCGCCCGATAGTCCAGCCACCATCTCCGAACGGAAGTCTCGCAGCTGATAGAATCTGCTTGGAGAGTTCTGTCTGTTTCGGGTCGTGTCGTAATCTCTTCGATGTGATCGCTCCTAACAATTCGTCGCAAGCTTGGCCGTAGAGCGCGCCGTCGATGTCCGAGATCGGAATCCCAGCGGGAACTAAACGCGCAGCGATAGCCGACGCAGTTCTCTTAGAATAAGCCACTGTCTCGACTGGGAACTGTTTCGTGTAAGGCGCGACGTCGTTAGCGATCGCCTTATCGTCCAAGTTGATCGGGTTATGCCAAGTATGAAGAAGCTTTACGAAGAACCGCTCGTCGTCGATCTGTTGAGCAGCTACTAACGCAGCGTCGCGACGATTCGGGCTAACGTCGATTCCCAGCCAAGTCGTCTTCTCTGGATCAAGCTCTAAGCCTTCTTCTCCACACTGATTCCATTCTTCGGCGGGGATCGCAGCTGAGATCGTGGCGACCCATCTACAGAGGACTTCTGTCTTTACGACGTCTGGCGGATCGTTAAGAACGGCCCGAATGTTATCGATGTGGATCGTGTGGCCGAGTGCTGGGTTAGCCATCGCCGCGCCTTTCCAGAACGCGGGCGAATCGTCGATCTTCTCGTAGTTAGACGAATACTCGAAATAACCGATGTCATCATTCGCCGCCGCGCTCATGCCACGCTCGCGCAGCTGATTAAGAACGACCGAATGCTGATCTCCCGCATTCGATAGCGTCCAGAGCTGAGGCGACTTCGCTGCCATCATCGTGTAACGAAGCGACGCCCATGTGGATTCATCTTTAAGCTCTCGGGTCTCATCGACGAAGACGGTCTCGGGCTTGGAAATACCGCGAGCCGCTGAACCGCCAGCTTTAACCATGTACCGACCGCCGCCGAACTTAGACTGTAGCTCAATCTCTTCTGAGCCATGCGCCCAGCGGATCTTCTTCACTTGTTTAGCTAGTTCTTCGTTCTCTTCGATGATGTTAACGATGTCTCTAAAGGTTTCCAGCGACGTAGTAAGTCGATGAGCTGTTCCGATCTGGAGTCCGTCCTGCCATAAGAAGAGACCAGCTAACGCCCTGAC